GAATATTTTATATAAAGGTCAAAAAACTTTTACATATCCTGATAAGTCATTTAACCGTTATATGTTAATTGGTTTCAAGTTTAGCAGCTAAAGGAAAAATTCCTGCTATTATTTTAGCACATTCTTTGGCCAAATCCATATGTTCTTTTTGTGTGCCGTTAGCACTACGTAATTCAATAAAGTGTACCCATGAACGTAGTGTGCCATTCATATATAATTTGCTTTCAATTAAGCCTTCGGGCAATACAGTACGAGCTTGTTCTTTAGCAATATTATTATTAATTGCCCATTCGTAAGCCTTTTTAGCTTCTAAAATTACAGAATCTTGACGATTTTTCCATTCGATTTGTAAAAATTTATCCTCCACATTTATACTATTTTGTCTATTTTTTGGGTCTTGCAGTCTAGCTTCTCGATATACAAACGAGAGATCTTTAGTAGGGTCAGCGTATCTCTGACTAAATTCTTGAAATGAAAAAGAACGATGACGCAATATTTGTCTAGCTATATCCCGTGTAGTAGTAATTTCTATGCAAGCAGATACCATTTCTAGAGGTGACCAATGCTTATGTTGTATAAGGTAATTAATTAGTTTTGAACTGGTTTCAGTGTTGAATTGATTAGAAGGATTACTTACCCTAGCACAGTAAGCCACAAGATCTTGGGCATTATCAATGCCCAAGTTTCTCAGTTCTTCTGTTGGTTGAGATGAAGAAATTAACTTTACATTCATAATAATTTCCGTCTTTTTAAAAAACGATTTGTATTTTTCATTATATCTTTTTTGATACGTTCGGTATCAATTTTAAAATCTAGATTATCTATTTCAGATTCGTAAGAGGCTAGCATCTCTTTAAGACTTTTTTCAAAAGAAGACCAGTCTGGTTCGTTTCTTTTAGAACGCATATCTATTTCCCAGAGCTTGCCATTTTTAAACCTAATTTGTATTCTATCTAAGTATTTTAGTGGAATTACATTTAAGATAATTTCACCGAACACTTCAGGCCAATGATCTATAACTTCCTTGGGAAATTTCTTCCCGTGAATCACTTCGATTTCGCAGCTCTTTTAATAGGAACTAATTCTTCTGCTTTTCGTCTTAGTTCTGCTGCCTGCTTGCTCAGTTTATCTGCTTCACTTCGGTATTGATGAGCCTGGTCTTCTGGACTGAGAATTTCAATCTGTGCTACACTTTGAGCAGTAGTTTTTGTTACATCATCCTGTTTTTTGACAGAAGTTTCTTTTATAGAAGCTACTTCTTGAGCAGGATTTTGTAGTGCTAAATCTTGAACACTTATTCCTCTTTGTTCTGCAATAACCTGATTTAATTGTGCAAGATTTATACGTGACTGCATATTAGGAATCATATCTATTTTATCAGTAGGAGTTTTTACTAAAAGTCCTTTACGATGTAAAGTAGCTAACATATTGGATCCGTCTGAAAATAGATTCCTAGCTAATACTTCTGCAAATTCATAGGCATTTTGAGCTGCATTTGATTCTACTAAATTTATTAGGGAATCGTGTTGGCTTGGTTCTAATCGTTCAGTTGGAATAATGAGACAATTATAGGCGTCGTTAGGAATAGTTCTATATGCAACAAGACATTTTCTACCATTCTCTATAATACGGCCAACATGTTTTATATTGGCCATATTATACTCCAGTTGAAGCTTTAGGAATACTACTTAAAAAGTTTTGTAATTTATTATAAACAGTGCCAACAGCTACCATCTCTCCTGGTCTAAAAGCTCCTCGTGAGCTTGCTAAGTCTATAATTTGTTTAATGTTGCTTAGATCTGTAATAGTTAAATCTGCACTTTCTTGTGATGCAGCAGCAGTTTCGGGACCGTTCATTTGGGCATCTGCTTGTTTTGTATCTGTAATCATATTTTCTCCTTAAAAGATAACGGATAACTTAATTATCCTTTATAAAATATTAGGACAAGCAAGTTTGAAATAACTTAGCTCTTTCTCTTTTTCAAATCCAAGTTTAGTTACATAAATGAACTGATTATTAGATAGTATTAATCCTTGTCCAATATAAAATCTTCCATTTAGGTTTAGTGTAATCCAATCGGACAATTGCTTCACATCAGCTATTCTATATCGTTCTAATGTAGTAAAATGAAAATGATATGCTGGAAATTGCACCCTACGCAATCCCAGCACATTAAGAAGATTTACCTTACCTGCTTTAAGACTCACAGTTTAGACTCATAATAAGCATATGTACCAAAGGGTGGAATTATCTTGTCGTTACCATGTATTACAAAGAAGGTATCACAGTAATTCTCGTCTCCCCAAGACCCAAATGGATATCCATCAGTAAACATAATAAATTTTTTGGGTTGAATATCGTGCTCCTTCATATAGTCCCAATTGCACATATACTCAGTGCCACCACCGCCCATTACTCTATAATCAGTAATGTCTGCACCATATCCGTCAAAGTCTTTCTCATTATAAACTTTAGTATCAAAGCACCATATTTTGATCTTGTACTCTTTGTACTCATCCATAATACCCTTTATTTCATTTATAAAGTCTGCGCTCTGTGTATCACCAATACTACCGCTCATATCCATACTGATTACAATATCAATTGTTTCATCAAAATTGGTGCCAGGTAGTATAGCACCAATATGCCAGCCCTTGCGGTTTGGACGCATAAAGGTATAGTCATTCTTAATAGTACTTTGAATTTGTTGGCGTAGAATTTCTCGCCAATTCATTTTAGGCTCTGTAAATTCCTTAATCATACGCTGGATTTCGGTTGGGGTATTTCCCGCACCTGCTGCCTGAGCAGCCTGCATCATCTGCTGTTTAATTTCGTCACGGATTTGCTTAAGTTCTTCTTTAGTATATTGCGGACGACTGCCCTTACCCTCCTTTTCCCAGTCAATGTGCTCGTCCAATAACTGTCCAAGGGCACTTAGGCATTCTTCATCCATGGCTTCATAGATTTCATCATATATTTGTTCTGTGCTCTTACCATAGTGCTTGGTATCGTGAAAAATTTTAATTTTGGGAGGGACCTCGCCAATACGGTCACGAACTAAAGTACCATTTACCGAGTAGTCTGCGGCAGCGTTCCAAATGTGGCGATTGCGACCTTCTACACGTATCATATGCTCATATACGTTATGTAGAATCTCGTGTGCTACTACAAACTCGACCTGTTTGGTAGTTAACTTTTCAAAAAATTGTTTGCTATAATAAAGATGGCGACCATCAGTGGCCGCAGTAGAACACCAATCACTAGCATCTACAATTTGTAGACGAGTTGCCATATTACCAAAAAATGGATGTCGCAACAGTAAACCTACACGGGCTATAATAATTTTGTCTACAATAGGATCAATGTGATTCATAATTTGCTCCTGTCTATACAGTATATAGTATAACAGGGACCTAAGTCCCTGTCAATTGTGTTATCTAACAAATTATTTCTTGTCAGTAGCTGCCGCAATATACTTGCCATATTTGGCATGAAAATCATCAAAGCATGAAATCTCGTCCGGATCTAACGGCAACTGATATTGAGTAAGAGCAAGTTTGGTACCCATAACAACAAGTTCAGTTTCGAAATTATTCATCATAAACTCAAAGAAACAATTTACTTGTTTGTTCCAATCTTTAACATTCTTTTCGCAAGCATCCTTGAGTTCATAGCAAAGGCTTATGGTCAAAGAGTACATTGCTGAAATTTCTTTGGTGTCCATTTTCTTAACCTTACCCTTAAGAATATCAGTTGGGTTAGGCAGTTTGGATGCAACCTTACGGTGTGCCATAAACTTAATTGCTAAACCTTCACCAACAGCACCCGCAGTAAGATCGGTTAAGGTGTCATTGTTCTCGTCATCGTCAAACAGCAACTCACTCACAAAAGTCCAACTACGAGGAGTAGCGAAGGCACGACTGGCGGATTTTGGATCAAAATCGTATAAATCTTTTTTGCTAAAGGTCAAAAATCCAATTACATCTTTATGAATGCGGTTATCCACGGCCCACTGAAAATAATCATCCCAATCTACCTTCATTTCTAAGTGAACAAATCGGTTAGCCAATGGAGCAGGCATACGATAAGTAACACCTTTGTCAGTTTCACGGTTACCTGCTGCAACAATATGAACATTATCTGGCAACTTATAGGTACCCACACGGCGATTGAGCACCAATTGATAAGCCGCAGCTTGAACAGCAGGAGCCGCACTGTTCATCTCATCCATAAAAAGAATGATCATTTTGTGTTTGGATGCTAATTCTTCATCAGGTAATTCAATAGGCGGTGCCCAAACCATTTTCTTTAGATTAGAGTCAAAGTATGGGATACCTTTGATGTCAGTAGGCTCCCAAAGGCTCAAACGGATGTCAATAACATGGGCATTAAGTTCTTCGCCCATTTGCTTAACAATGTCAGACTTACCAATACCCGGAGGACCCCATAAGAACAAAGGACGCTTGGCTTTAAACGCACGACGTAGGCCGTTTTTGGCTGCTTTTGGACCTACGGTGCGGCTCGAAATCTCGCTCATATAAACTCCTGTTAGTGAGATTAACGTTAAAAATTAGTTGCTATGTGAAGAGTATATGCTATTTAGATGTCTGTGTCAATTAGTTTTCTATTCATCTTCATCATTTTGGTTAGTTTTATTTTGTGAGTTCATAGCTTTGACTAATCCAAATTTACGAATGTCGTCAGAAAACAACATTAGCTCAAAACTTTTCCTTTCGGAAAATACTACTATCATTTGATTGGTAAGATAATATGGACTGTCCATATGACGGTCAAAGAATATTATGGTTTGGGGACTAAGGTCTATTGGTACCGTAAATGGTATCTCATAACATTGAATATCACAATCATCTGTTAGAAATTTGAAACCATCCAAACTTAGACGTAGGCCGCCTACTTCTTTAGATCTATGACTTTGCCACCATTTATAAAGATGATGTTTTACATTGGCTCTATCAATAGATTTTTCTTTTTGTTGTAGAAATATTTTAGTATATGTCTCTTTCGAGATCATTTAATGATTTCACCTTTTGTTAGTTTAACTACTTCAAAGTTAGAAGTATTAAACATCTGATTTAATTTTTTTGCTAAGTTATAAGCGTGTCCAGGATTACTAAAACTTACCTTTTTATATTTTGGTCCAGGGTAACTTGTTATACTGCTTGAACTTTTGAGATTAAATGGATATCCTTGAAAAAATACTGCCCAAATAGCCTCTGCTTCTAAAACCTGTTCACTTTTATAATTTTTTTTATTAACGTATTCTAAGAGTATTTTAGGCTTTGGTCTTGACATATACGTCCCTTTAAGTACGTATATATTTATACGTTATTACTAAAGCCTCCACCATCCATGTGTATACTAATACTTTCGGTAATATTTGGGGGTTTAATATGTTGAATTAAAGCTTCGTAGTCTTGAACTAATCTAGAAGTCAATTCTGCAATAGAAAAGGCTAAAACTTTAGCCGTTTTAATATCTAACCTAATTTCACGCTGATTACCAAGTTCAGCTGCCTTTACTTGTTGTATAAATTGCTGTATAGGGATGGTATTAATCGGATTTGACATTAATCATTGCCCGTTTTAGTTCTGATTCATTTTTAAAAGGTCCACAATTTTCATAACGCTCAATAGTAATTAATTTAGGACAAAAACTTTTGACCCAGCCTTTATTAAATTTGATAGTATAAAACCCTGCACAATAAAGACTTTTGCTTGCCGGACTTTTAGTAAAAAGAGGTAATTTTCTTTTCACATCATACACTGGGTGATAAGGATGACAGCTAGTAGGATAACCATACATTTCTTTAATATCTTTGGTTTGAATTTGAATATTATCTCGAATTTGGAAAAAATCATTACCAAATGTATTTACAAGTTCGGTTTTTTTAAGCTGAGCCTCACCTTGTTTGCTACTGATTACATATTTGTTTTTTTCAAGTTTATGTAATAAGCCTACCTTAACACCGTTATCTTCTACAAACCAAAACTTCCCATCTACGATAGGTTTAGCTTTAATGTTCATTTTGTCTCCATTCAGTCTGTGGCTTAATTAAGTACATTTTTGATTATTTTGGATATTTAGCTTGGAACGGTTCTGCATATAATTGAATACTGTCTGAAATTTTCTTCATATCGTAAAGATTACAAAATTTCAGCAAACGTATTCCTACCTGACTAATATTTTTTGGTTCTGCGGTTGCTTGACCGATCGTATTGATCATCTCAGTTCTAATCTTTTCTGGTTGAGATTTGAGGTCAATAAGAATTTTATTTCTCTCGTAATCATCTCGTACACGATGTTCTTGTCCTTCGTGATCTACCCAGCGTTGTAGCATAAGGTTATTCCAGTTATATCCTTGCTTATTTCTATCTTCAAAAGCTTCTAACAAACCAACTTTGTTTTTAGTGCCTTTAGTTCTTACACCAGGGTATGCACTAAAAACATTATCTCCGCTATCACCACGCATACATTTTTCAAATAAAATCCATTCAGGGTTTGGTGCAGGTACTTGTTCTTTACTTTTTTTATCTATTACACGTTTTCCTTTTTTGTCAAATATGCCATCAATTGTTATAGTTTGTTCACTTATACCATTATATTGGCACACATTAGGAGCAATAAGTTGATAAAAATCACTGTCAGTGCTTATGATGACATGATAACTATCATTATGAGTTTGAATAAAACCAGCAAGAAGATCGTCAGCCTCAAGGTTGGGATGTTGAAGAACCGTAACATTCGTTTTTTCAATTAAAAACTCCTTAAAACTATCAAAAGTTTTCCAAAATAACTTATCTTCTTCTTGCTCTTTTTGGTTCATAGCATCTCTAGCTTCTTGTCTATTTCTTTTATATGGCTTATAAACATCTTTACGCCAACTACGGCCCTCTAAACAGAATACCACATGGTCGCCTTTGAAGTCGGTCCAAGCTTTTTTAATGCTGTTAAACATAATATGAAGGGCCATACCAACTTTTATATCAGCATCGCCTCTAACTACATGACGACTACGGAAAAATGTATTAGCAGTATCTACAAGGATATAGTTCATGATATCTCAGATTTACCTTTTGAAATTGGAACTACATTAATATAACCAGATCCTGTTGTAGGATCTAACCCTTCATTAGTAAGCAAAAGACGAACAATGTCTCTAAACCAACGATCTACAATTTCTTCTTCTAAATCGCCTTCAAACCCATAACCTGACTGTCGTAATTGTATAATGAAATATTCGTTCCAGTCAAGTTCAAAAAATCCATTTCTTACATTATCTGCATTCATTTTTATATTTAAAACAGCTACCCACGGTTCCTTTCTAGCTGTAGCACGATCTTTAGGAGTTAGTTTGGCTTCTTCTGCTTCTTTTAGTGCTGCTTTTGCTGCTTCTTCTGCTTGTTTTTTAATAGCATCAATTTTTTCTATTTGACGGCGAGTTTCTTCTAATGCTTGCTCCATTTCTGTGATGTTAAATATTTTCTTTAAAAAGCTTTTCATCAAGTTCCCCATTCGTTTTTAAATAATGGAACTTGCAATCTATCACTATATCTCCATCCTAGTTTCATTGCAAATTCTGCTACCCTACGATTATTTAATGAGTAAACTGATTCTACTCCTCCAATAGGCATAATATACACAGGACCTTTAAATCCTTTTTTTCTAAATTCAATAACTGCTCGTTCTGC